TGCATATGTATTCCGACCAGAGTAAAGGTAAAGCCTTTTCTTATTTTACAATCGTAGCAAGAAATTATCTTATTCTAAATAATAATGCAAATTACAAAAGATTCAAAGATACAGATATTATTTCAAATATGCCCGAATCTTGGGATAAAGAAAATTCATTTAGAGAAGATGTAAAAAATGATGATTTCAAAACATTCAATAACAGAATGCTTGCCTATTGGGATATACACCTTGAAAATTTCTTTACTAAAAAACGTGATTTACAAATTGCAGATGCTCTTTTAGAATTATTCCGTAGAGCAGAATATATTGAAAACTTTAATAAAAAAGGTCTTTATCTTTTAGTTAGAGAAATGACCGGCTACCCTACTCACTATATTACAAAGATAGTAAATAAAATGAAAGAAAAGCAAATGGAATTATATGAGGAATATGATAAAACGGGTGATATAAAAATATAAAATTCCTTTGATTTATAGTTATTAGTATATAAAAATAATTTTATGGGTTCAGAATTTCAACTGTTTGATGGTAAAAACCTATCGTCATTATTTAAGGATATTTACGATAATCAGCAAAACAAAAAAAAGAATATATCAGACTTAATAGAGTCTTTACGCAAACTTATTCGTAATGTAGGCGAGGCAACTGTAATTGCTCCTATAATCAAAGACCTTATAGAAGTATCGGTAAAGAACGATGAGCATCTTGTTAAACTTGCTACTATTGCTCAACGTCTCGCCGCTGCCGAAGCCAAAGGTATTGGTGAAGATGGTTGGTTAAGTGAAAGTGAAAAGGCGCAATTACTCGCAGATATGGAAGATACTATAAACGAAGTTGAGGAAAAGAATAGAGAAAAATTGACTGATATAGAAATTGAAATAGAAGACTTAAAAAAGAAACTATAAATGAGTAAGCAATCGGAATTTGAAACATTTTTAGCTAGAGTAAGAAAAACTTATATAACCAAAGATGATTTTAAGGACCTAAAAACTGATGAGGATTTTGTTAGAGTATATAACGGAAACAAGTCATTTGATTCCAAAGATGCTCGTTTTCTGGGTGCGATTGAATTTGATAGAGATGAGGGCTACAAATTAGAAAACTATGCATTTCCTCTTGATAAAAATAATTTTACATTTCCGATAGCGGGAGAAACGGTACTAATAATAAAATCTAGCGATGAATACTTTTATATACCATATACGGTAACACAATATCCAAATTATAGGGAAGATTATAAAACAAGTGTGGTTGGTGATAAAAAGCCAATAAAAAAAGGCGATGACAAATCAAAACAAAAAGATTATAATGAAGTTAATAGTACAGGAACAACAAGTAACTCTCCTAGTAAAAAAGAAGAAGATAAAAGTAAAAAATATAAAGTAAACGAAAAAGTTAAATTTTTAGAACCAACAGAAGGCGACACTATACTAAGTGGTAGAGTTGGTAATACGATTAGATTTTCGGAGTTTTTTTTAACTCCAGATGGTAAAACATCATCGCCATCTATTTTTATTCGTAATTTTCAAGACCCAACATTAGATGATAAGCCCATAGGTACAATGGTCAAAGAAGATATAAATAAAGATGGATCATCTGTTTATATAACCTCAAATAAGGTAAAAATTCCTTTCAAAGAAACTACAAAAAAAGAAAAGGTTGCATTTAAGGATTACCCAAGCACATTAGAAGGACATCAAATATACATAAATTCAGACAGGATTTTAATATCTGCTAAAAAAGAAGAATTTATATTATTTTCTACAAAAACGGCGGGAATAATAACTGATGCTAAATTTACAGTTGATGCCAAAGATGAAATTTATATGCACAACGAAAAGAATATAACACTACATTCAAAGGGTAGTAATAATATATTCTTAAATTCAGATAGTGGTAAAATTTATTTAGGAAAAGATAAAGGCGCCGGTCAAGATGGTGCGGATGTTCAACAAATGGTTTTGGGTGGTGAGTTAGTTAAAATACTTAAAGATTTAATTACAGTATTAGAAAATCAAGTATTCTTTACACCGTCCGGCCCAACTCCTCCTGGCCCACAACCGGGAGATAAATCAAAGCTTGCTCAAATAAAGGGTCAGTTGAATAAAATACTTTCAAAAAATAACTTTTTAAGCGCAAAATAATGAGTTGGGGAACATTCAAATCAACATTGTTGCCCGCTATGCAAAGTCATACATTTGGTAATAGCTTGGAAACATTTGCTGCAACATTTGCTAGTGCGTATGATTTATCAATAAAAACAGGTAGAACAACCATTACAAGTATACCTTGCTTACAAGGGAATAAAGGTGCTATGCAATCGCAACTAGTATCTTTATTATCAACAACACAAAAAACAAATGCTCCAGACTTTCTAACAATAGTTGGTCCAGCGGTTATAGCATATTGGACAGGTGCTACCATTCTACCAATACCTCCGGCCATTCCATGTCCGGGAGCAATCCAAAACATATCAGTCACCGGTGCACCTGTTTTAAGTCCTGGTGTATGGACGCCTTTATCGGTTCCTGCGAATAATAATCCTCAAATTTTTATAAATGCATTTTGTGCCACTGCAACAATACATTTGACAACGGTTTCCGGACTACATAATTGTATTTGTATATATCCAGGTTCACCTCCGCCAGTTGCGCCGGGCGTTTTACCTTGGACTGGATATACTGCGGGCTAAATTAAATTTTATCTTTCGATATTTATTAAAAAGTATTTTATTATGAAATCAGATATTTTAGTGTCCTTAATTAAGGAAATAGTTAAAAATGAAGTAAAAAACCAAGTTAAAGAAGAATTAGTTAAATTGGTCAAATCTGGTGCGGTTACATTAAACTCAAAGAAACAATCGGCTACACCAACTTTAAGTGAGTCGGTTAAACCAAGAGTGAAACCGAATGTAGTTGCTAAACCAAAGGTAGAAAAGCAATATACTAATAATAGTATGTTAAATGAAATACTTAACCAAACAACTCCATTTACCGCAGCACAAAAAGCAGAGGGCGGACCAGCAATGGGAGCAACAGGCGGTAGCATTTTAGATGCCATTCAACCATCGGTATCTATGGAGGATGATTGGGAAACAATGGATTACAGAACAGTTAATATGCCTCAACAGCAAATGCCTGTAGCTGATTCTGATAACCCCGGTGTAGATGCTTTGACTCGAGCACTACAAAGAGATTATAGAGAACTTGTTAAAAGATTTTAATAAACTATGGCTCGTGATATTGGTAAAGTAAATGTAACCGACCTAAAGCAGAATGATTATAGAGTTCTTGGTATAGGTATAAATACATCCTCAAATAGAGGTGGTCCGTTTGCTGTCAATTTTACAACCATACAACAGGCACGTAATAATCTTGTTAATTTGGTTTTAACAAAAAAAGGTGAAAGAGTGGGCCAGCCTGATTTTGGTTGTGATGTTTGGAAAGTCCTATTTGAACCAATGATAGATGGTGATATTGATACAAAAATAGAGTCAACAATAGTCGATGCAGTTGCTGAGTGGCTTCCATATATAGCAATAGATGAAATAATTGTAGACTTTACAGATAACGATATTGATAATCACAATGTTAATGTGGAAATTCTATTCAGTCTAGTCTCAAATCCAAATATAACAGATACCGTAACAGTAAATATAACTCAATAAAATGGCTATAAAAAGTTCAAAAAAAGATTTTGGTAATAATAGGTCTGTAAACTATGTAAATAAGGACTTTGGTGCGTTTAGACAAAATCTCATTGATTTTACTAAAGTTTATTTTCCAGATTCGTATTCCGATTTTAATGAAGCATCTCCTGGTATGGTTTTTATTGAAATGGCATCTTACATTGGAGATGTACTTTCATTTTATCAAGACGCACAATTAAAGGAATCAATGCTGCAGCATGCAACTGAGCGTAAGAATATAGTTGCTTTGGCTCAAACTATGGGTTATAAACCAAAAATAACTACACCTGCGGTTACAACCTTAACTGTATATCAATTAGTACCAGCAACTGGAGTCGGTGTAAATAATCAACCGGATTCTACATATTATTTGAAGATTAAAGAGGGTATGGAAGTAGAAGCAACAACAAATTCTTCTATCATTTTTAGAACAATAGATGCTATTGATTTTGAATCGCCTACAGATAGGGATATAACAGTATATAGCAGAAATGATATAACAGGAGAACCGGAATTTTATTTAATTACTAAAAAAACAAAGGCTATATCAGCGAGGTTGCTTGATACTACGGTTAGCGTTCCCCTATCCGATACGGAATATCCAACAATATCTTTATTTGATAATAATATAATACAAATAGTTTCAATAACCGAACAAGGAACTAACGATAGGTGGTATGAAGTTCCTTATTTAGGTCAAGAAAGTATTTTCGCAGAAATACCAAATACTGTACCGAATGGATTACTAAGTCAGTACAACAATACCGTTCCATATATTTTAGAAGTTCAAAAAGTTCCAAAAAGATTTAGTACTAGAGTCAATTCGGATAATACTATTGATATTCAATTTGGTGCGGGTAACACTAATTATTTTGATGAAATAATACTTCCAAATTCAAAAAATATAGGTATAGGTACTACAAATTCAATAAGTAGACTTGGAACACCAATAGACCCTTCTAATTTTTTAAGAACTAGTACATTTGGAGTATCACCCGCGGGTAAAACTTTAACTATAAAATACCTAGTTGGAGGTGGCGTAGAATCTAATGTTAATGTAGGCGATTTAACAACACTAAGGCGTGTAGAGTACGAAGAGGATTTACTAGCAATTAGTAATCAAGCTTTATATCAATTAGTCAAAGAATCAATAGCTGTTGAAAATTTTGAACCTGCGGCTGGCGGACGTGGTGGTGATACGGTTGAGGAAATAAGACAAAATGCATTGGCTGCCTATGGTTCTCAAAATCGTGCGGTAACGAGACAAGATTATGTTGTTCGTGCATTAAGTATGCCCGAAAGATATGGAAGTGTAGCAAAAGTTTATGTGTCTCCTGATGCAGAGATTGATAATGGTTCTGTTGATTCTATATTAGCAAATCCAAAAGATTTGGCAGAATTTACAAATCTTATAGATAGAGTAAAGGATATGGATCGTGGTCAGACACAAAAAGAAATTCTACAATTTATATCTAAAAGAAAAACCAATGTGGTTCAAAATAATAATCCGTTTGCTATCAATATGTACCTTTTAGGATATGACTTAAATGGTAAGTTGACAACGGCA